TTGATGGATTTCGATCTATCCTTGATGAATCCGTGAACTTATGTGTTGGAAATGATGAGATGGATAAGTATTTAATGACATTTCAAAATCTTATCGCACGTATCCCAAAATGGAGTGCTGAAATTATTCAAAGAGAAACAAGTAGAATTATTGAAAAAAGTGGATGTCAGTATTTAGAAGATCTAATTACTTGTGTTCATGTTATTCAATTAAAAATACTTACTTCTGTGCGAGTTGGACAAAAGCCAAAGAAGGTGGATATTGATATTATGAACATCAATGATTTTATCCATAAGGTCTACATTAACTGCGCGAGACAAGTTTACAAAAATGTATATTTGTTTGATATTAATGCTGCGGCATTATTAAAGCAAAAGCATAATCGTGAACTTGAAATTATTGTACAAGAATGTATTTTAAATACGGTTCGTGATAGTATTCCAATTCAAACAATTTTACGTTGTTATCTCGATGAAACAACAGAAGAAAATGTTGATGAAGAGGTAAAAGAAGAAATTGTATCAGAGGAACAAGAACCTGATAAAGATACAAAAGTGTTATCAAATAGTAACACAGAAGATTTAAATGGCGGAGATGATAATGTTTCGTTGCCTGGTTTAAATATTGTAAAAACCGAAAACACAGATTCAACAGGTATTTCCAGCTCTGAAGAAAATATGATTGTTCCAGATATTCCTGGTCTTAGTTTTAGCAATGTAGACAGAGCAATGGATACAAATAATAATGAAACAAATGTAACTGCGCCAAAAGATATCGATACATTGGAAAAAATAAGTCAAAAAGCACACGAGATTAGAAAACAAGAAGCTATGGAGGATGATGACGATGATGAAGATAAAATAACTATTTCTACCGAACCTGTTAATTTAGATGTTTTAGATGTTCACAATATTAATGGTGGAGATCCTGTAAAACTTCAATCTGAAATATTGAATGAAATTGAGATTCTTGAGTAATATGCGTTATATATTGTATAAGTTTATCATAATATACAATATATTATTATGAGCGGATTAGCTGTAGCAACTATTTCGACAATTATTTATACTATAGCATATATCGCTAGAGAAAAATATCACAAAAAGGAAAAAATAGTTCCTGTACAGGTGTTGCAGACATCTCTTATCTGTTTTATAAGTGTTTGGTTAGGTGTTTTTTTACTTGATCAAATGAAAGATTCTGAACTTACAGAGATATTACCTGATTCTATGAAAGAAATTGCAAAATCTGCAACAGGTGGAACAAAAACACCTGTGGTTTTTACTGGTAATCCCGGTTTTTAATTTTCATATTGTTTTTAATAGAAAACACATTATGAAAAAGAATTCTTGAATACTGTAATATTATCAATATCCATTATAAACTTTTTGAACTTTTTATCGATATCTTTATTTGGAAGTTTAAATGATTTAAACTCAGGACGATTTAATTGTGCGTCTGGTGTATGATTATGAACATGTCTGGCTATCATTTTATACAATTTAAAAGAAGGATATCGTTCATCTCCGTTTTTCTTATAAAGAATATTTAATCCGTTATCATCCAAACACCATTCATAAATAAGTTTGGAAACAGGATTATCTAAATCTTCTTCTTCGTCTTCAATAAGTTCATCATAAATAGAACACGCTAATCTGCACAAATCAAAACTCATATTTGGTTCTAATCTTGGTTTTGATTCATTGAAATAAGGTTCTGTATTATATTGTGTTGCTGCATCTTGACCTGGTTTAAAACTGTCACTACACATTAATACGTCGTTATACTTGTAAATGCTTCTTCCGAAATCAATAATTTTTGCAATTCTTCCAAATGTTGGCACTTTGTAATAATCACCCTTGTATCGATAATACAAAAACTTCTTGTTTGTTGGAGTAAACATAACATTATTTGTATGTAAATCATTGTGTGTAAAGGAAAATATATTTTGATATGTTATTAAAATCATAATAATTTGCATTAAAACAGAAAACCATTCGTCATCTGATAAATCATTATTAATCATCAGTTTATCAAGGGTATATTCCATTTTTTCCATAAATACTAATTCAACTGGATAACGAGGTATAGTTGCCATTATAATTTCATCGCTTTCATCACTTTCAGTTTCAGAACCAGAATCAGAATAATCGTCACTATCTTCATCACTACTTTCATCACCCTTTCTACTACCATTACTTTTACTTGTATGAGAAGTTCTAGATGAACAGTTTGATGATTCATCATCATCGTCACTGTCACTGTTATTTGGTTTCTCTAATTTAATATTACTTTCATTTGTATCATTGACAACATCAATTACTTGCAAATCAGTTTCTGCCAGTTCATCAAGTGACATTAAATTATCAGTTTCATCATTCAATAACAAATCAGAAGATTCTACATCAAATATATCATCAAACATGTCTTCGTGTATGGATTTAATAGAAGATCCTGATTTTGACCGGTTTCGTTGTTTTTCATTTGTTTCATTGGTATCACTTTTCTTTATATTTTTATTTCCACTACTGTGTATTTTAATAATGGGACGATTTCTATACGATCCTTCATCACGTTGTAATTGTGCCACAATTCGTGAATAATCTTCTACATTGAAATCTTTGTTTTTATGTTTATTGAAAAAACTTGATTTCACTAAATATTCTATGTCGTCGTATACATTGACTTTTAAATCTTTTTTAATACCCATACAACAACCATAATATTCAACACCATGAAGAAAATTAAAATGTGTATGTAGTAAGTTTGTAAAATATACAAATAAACCATCTACATACCCACTATTGTTGGGATCACATATACTTTCGTGACATTCGGACAAATTAGACTTTTTTGGAATATTGAATAATCGTGTATCTGTAAAATCTTTACCAATCATATATTTGTATGGATCAACTAACGGAACCACCTTGCAAAAAACATCTGTTGATTTTAATTTGGCAGTTTCAGTAGATTTTAAAACAGCATTAAATATATTTTCCGTTTTCTTGGCCTTTAATTCTACAATATACCATAAATGGTTCAAATTAATTGTATCATAATTTGTTTCGTTCGTATTGAAAAAATTATCATAAATAGGAACATAGTTCTGAACTTGTTCCATATTCATTAATTCTGCTGTTTCCAATGTAGAAAGTAATTTTTCATTTTTTCTTTTGATGTAGTTTATTTTGACATTATCTTTACTTTCTGTCATTAATTGTACTGAATACTATGAGACTATGAAATATAAATATATGAACCTTTTAACTTATTTTTTTGAAATGCGTTAAAACATTTACAGAAACATCTACTATAAGGTTAAATGACCCTCGAATTAAAAAAATTTGATATGAAAACCATTAGTTTTAAACCAGATGAATCTAAAGGACCCGTTTGTGTTCTTGTTGGAAGACGTGATACTGGTAAAAGTTTTTTGGTAAGAGATTTACTTTTTTATCAACAAGATATACCTGTTGGTGTAGTTATAGCCGGAACTGAAGAAGGAAATGGTTTTTATGGTAAACTTGTGCCTAAATTGTTTATTCATAACGAATATAGGTCTGATATTATTGAAAATATCTTAAAAAGACAAAAAAATGTCCTTAAACAAATTAAGAAAGAAGTTGAAACTAGACGTAGAAGCACGATTGATCCAAGAACGTTTGTTATACTGGATGATTGTTTGTATGATAATACTTGGTCTCGAGACAAGTTAATGAGATTATTGTTTATGAATGGACGTCATTGGAAAATTATGTTGATTATCACTATGCAATATCCACTAGGCATTCCTCCAACACTAAGAACAAATATTGATTTTGTATTTATATTGAGAGAACCCTATATCGCAAATCGAAAAAGATTATATGAAAATTATGCTGGTATGTTTCCCACACTTGAATCTTTTTGTCAAGTAATGGATCAATGTACAGAGAATTATGAGTGTTTGGTTATCAATAACAATTCAAAATCAAACAAACTGAGTGAACAAGTTTTCTGGTATAAAGCAGATGGTCACCGTGATTTTAGACTTGGATCAAAAGAGTTTTGGGAATTATCTAAGAATGTTCCTTCTGATGATGAGGATGAAAAATATGATCCAGCAAATGTGAAGAAAAAGGGTGGTGGACCAAAAATCAATGTGAAAAAGACGAAATGGTAGTATTAATATATGCTAGTGTATCATTGGGAGAATCTACTGAAACACCCTTTACATCTACGTGATGTATTAAATTATGATCGTTTCCACCTTGTTTATATTTATCTCCGAAATAGTGAATATCATCATAAAAAGGTGTCAAATGTTCCATAACTTGTGTTTTATCCCATTCAATAGGATGAATTGCAATACCCACTTGTCCTCCTTCGCATATACATAATTTATCATAAACACCAAGTTCTTTTGCACGATGAATTAAAATAGATAATAATTCTTTTCTATGATAATTTTTATTGTCAGATTCAATAAATTGTGATCTTTCAGAAATAGTTGCGCTCATACCAACCAAAGAAATATACACAATTCCAGTTCGTAAATCTATAAAGTTTCCAGATATTGTATGTTGGGATCTAGATAAATAATATAAACTGTCGCGTATAAGAGATTGTATATGCGGATAAAGTGTATGATGTCTTATATTTTTTACATATACAGGATCTTTTATTTTTTCACCAAACTCGTTTGATTTATAATATACACACCCACTTTCTGAAAAATAATGACTAAACTGAACACCATCAATTTGTCTTTCGATTGTATCTATTTTCCCTCCTCCAACAATACCAATATCCACACCACTTTTTTGCAATGTATCCAAAGCTTGTTTCATATCATCTTTCATAATTTGACCAGATTCAGCCAAAGTGCCATCAACGTCAAATAAAAATAGTTTTCTTCTTATCATACTATGCATAGTTGTAGCAGACATCTTGTAATATACATAAGTTTATCAAATCTATCTATATTATTTACTTTTACATTTTTATCATTTTATTGAGATTATTTAATCCTTATCTTTATCGTCACCAGCCTTTGCAAACTCAGATAGTTTACTTAGACCCTTATCAGTATCCTTGTCTGTAACAATATTATCACCTTCAAACAATTCAGAACGAATGTCTGCAACAGAAACAATGTCATTCTTTTCAAGAGCATCCTCTTGTGTATTTTTGCCTACTGTAATAAGATTACCCTCATTATCAATATCTTGAGTTAATACCGTGTTTGCTTTTTGTGCATCTTCAATATTCTTCTCAATGGCTTGACGTTTGGTATCCTTGACACGCTTATCGAATGATTCTTTTGCAAACTCTTGATTCTTATTCTTCTCGTGCATAAGTTGATTAAGCTCATCTTCCATAAACTCAACTCTTCCAGTTTTGTATGCATCTGGTTCCCAGGGCATCCAAAGACCAACCGGGCCAACATACACATCATGATGAGGATCGATTTCACGTAACATCTTACAGCGAAGTTCTGCTTCATCTTGTGTAGGATATACACCACGAACTTTCATTCCACGGACAGATGTTTGAAAGTTGTTTGTTCTATTGAACTCTTCAGTCAACTTATCTTCGTGGACATCTAGAAAGTTCTTATAATCACTGTAGAGATCGTTCTCTTTTAGGGAATCTATCTCCTCCTTTGCAAATTCTTTAAAGTCATCCAATAATGTTTCACTTGATATGTTAAATTTGTAAGAAACAAAGTTAAGAAACTGATGATACTTCTCCATAGACTTTGACAACTGAAACTGTTTCACAAATTCTTGAAAAAGAAACACATCCTTCTTTTTTAATATAGTTTCGGGAGATACAAAAGACACACATACAAACTTTTGGTTTGCAATAGGTTTATCTTCATCCAAAACATCTACATACTTTTTGTTTGGTGTATTGTCTGGATTAAGACGTTTTTCAAATGCTGACTCTTCTAGTTGCGATTGAGACATATACAATATAGTTACTTTCGTATTTAAGTAGTTTTGAGTCTTCATAAATCTAAGTCATTTATTTAGCAAATTAGTTTTATACGCCGCAAAAATAATAATCTAATAAATAATTTTCTCCTTATTAATTATAACAATCATGTTCGACGTGGCCGAATTAGTAAAACGCGTTATTAAGTATCTTGTAGAGGGCGTAATGGTCGCTATAGCCGCTTATGCCATCCCTAAGAAATCCTTAAACATGGAAGAAATTGCTCTTTTAGCTTTGACTGCTGCTGCTACTTTCAGCATTTTGGATACCTATATCCCTAGTATGGGTGTAACCTCCCGTTCTGGTGCAGGATTTGGTATTGGTGCCAACCTAGTAGGATTCCCTGGGGGACTCTAAGATCACATCATGATTCCCAAATATTAAAGATTTTGTAATAAAGTGTAACAATTGATAATATTAACTACTGTAGTAATAATAACTATTGTAACAATACTAACTATCAAATTATTATGTATAAATTAATAATAATTTGATGTATGCTAACAAAATTAAACAGTTGCAATAAATTCCCAGTCTAATTCATCACATATTTTTTTCCATATTGTATCTTGTTCAATAAGTTTTTCCCTGTCCTTTAGCATAGGTATGTGTTTAATATACTCTTTTTGATCAAGAAGTTCAAATAATTTGTATAAGACATAATAGTAATGTAAAAAATTCACTCTATAATCAGGACAATGTTTTGCATATGGATATTGTATTTCCATAAAGAAATTACAAAGGATTTCTTCTAGTTCTTGACTTATGATAACTGGACGAATACCTAATTTGTTCTTGATAAAATTAATGTGTTCATAATATTTGTTATAACCCAATTTTTTCAATAAGTCTTTGCATTTGTAGTAGGTAAGATCTGTAATATCAATACGTTCCTTCTTTATCTGAAGTTTCAAGTTTTCAATAACTTCATCTGGTATTTGTGTAGTTTCTTTTCCTTGAAATTGAGAAAGAATTTCTTTGAAGTGATTGATTTTCTTATAAGCATAGAAACATACTTCTTTTGGAGGTTCTTTATAAGATGGTTTATCATTTTCAATAAGATATTTGACACTATTGCTACATTTATTACATATGAGAACCCCTTCATCTTCTATGGGAATAAGTTCTCCTTTCAAACATTTTTGACACACATCAGTTGGATATACGTACTTGTTTACATCTAGAAACTCGTTGTCTATGTTGGAAAGGTATTTTTGAATGATATTAGAATTATTCTTTTCAACATCTTGTTTAATATTCTCGACATCGCTATTTATTTTAAAAAACGTTTCTAGTTTCTTTGAATTTTGAGATTCAGATTCTCCTTCTGAAACCTTTTTCTTGTTCTCAAAATATTCAAATATATATTCGGAATTATCAAGCATATAATTGATTTTTTTATTTTTTAATCGTGTTACATCTTTTCGCAGATCCTTTTTTTTATC